GGCTACAGCCCCACGGTAAAAAACTATCTCCAAGGCGCGAAGACGCTTGAGGAGTGCGATGCCGAGCTTTTGCCGAGAAAAAGCGGCAAGGGATTTGAAAAAGTCCCCGTTGTGCAGGAATGCACCAGCCGCCACGCCGGAATCATCTATTTCCAGACAAAAAACAACCCGTGGGCAGGATATGGCCGCATGAAGACTGAGCTCGCCAAGCAACCGCGAGAAAAAATCCTCTGTCGCGCCTACGGCGTCCCCGTCAAGGCCGCCGCGACACGCTTTCCCCGCTTCCGCGAGTCGGTGCATGTCGTCAAGGCCGACCAAGTCCCAAAAGACGGCACGAACTACCTCTTCTGCGACCCTGCGGGCGGGAAAAACTGGTTCATGCTCTGGATCCGAGTGGACGCCGCCGAGCGGGCGTGGGTCTACCGCGAATGGCCGCAGACCGACACCTACATCGAAGGCGTCGGCTACGCCGGGCCGTGGGCCATCAGCAGCGGCAAGAAAGCGGACGGCGAAGCCGGCGAGGGCCAGAAATCCTTCGGCTTCGGTCTGCTCGCCTACAAGGCCGAGATCGAGCGCATGGAAGCCCACGACAAGGTCAAGATTTTTGAGCGCTGGATAGACTCAAGGTATGCGAACACCACCGTCGCCGGCACCCGCGAGCAATCCACCACCCTCCTCGAGGAGCTCGAAGATGTCGGCATGTCCTTCCGATCCTGCCCAGGCGAGAACATCGAGGAAGGCGTCGGCCTCATCAACAACGCACTCTACTATGACGAAGAAGCACCCATCGACCACACCAACGCGCCTCGGCTCTATATCTCCGAGTGCTGCACCAACACCATCTGGGCCCTCAAGGAATGGACCGGCACCGACGGCCAGAAAGGCGCCAGCAAAGACCCCATCGACTGCCTCCGCTACCTCCTCACTTCTGGAGTCGGCAATGTGGAAGGAGGTCGGCTCCATGTTACCGGAGGAGGTGCCTATTAAACGCCGCACGCTCCGCAAGCGCGATGTCATGGACCTCCTCGGCATTTCGGAGCGCACCTACAAGACCTACATCGAGGTCGGCCTCCTGCACCCGATCCCCGCGCCCAAGCAGAAACGCCACACCTTCAGCCTCGCAGCCATCATCAAAAAATTCCAACTCGCCTAACCCTATGTTCAACCTAAAAAAAACCACCCGCTACATGCTGCCAGACCGGCTTGACGAAGACGACATGACGACCGCGCTTTGCATGCCTGGTAGCAAGCCGCTCGTCGTGCAGGCTGTGTTGCAAGTCCTCCGCGACCACATCGACGACTCCGTCGAAATGGTCGGCAGCATCAAGCTCGCCACCGAGCACGGCCAGCTCGCCCACTGCGCCGGCGCCCTCGACGCCCTGCGCGGCCTTGAGTCCGACCTTCTCCAGCGCATCGACGATGCGAGCAAGAAGATGTGAAAGATGATCGTGATGCCGTCCAACAACTCTGGAATCCAGATAAGATACCTTGACGCGGCAGGCATTGGCTCCACTGCCTTGTTAGGCATTGTTGGCAATCAGTCACAGCTTCCGCCCGCTCAAAACAAGTTCCACAGGGGAAACGGGCAAGACGGAAAACACTACTGGCTGACTCCGTGGGATGAACCCGCGATAGCTCAACTGGTGGCTGACTACGGCCCGTTCGACTTCGATCCCTGCCCGTGTCCCAAGCCTGACGACTTCGACGGGCTGACCTGCGAATGGGGGCAGCGCAACTGGGTAAATCCGCCCTTCGGATCTATCATGCACCAAGGGAGGAAGAAAGGCCCGACGGCATGGATGCGGAAAGCCATTGAGGAGCAAGCCAAGGGCAAGCTTTCGGTGGTGGTCTATCCCGTGGACAAGTGGGTGCTGATGATGCTCAAGAGCACGGGAGCGGTGAATGTCCGAAACCTTGGGGATGTGCGCTGGCTGGCAACCGAGGACGGAACCAAAGGCAAAGGAACTGGACGCCACATCGCGGCATTCATTCTTCTGCCCAACCGTTAAGTAATCCTTAACGGCTCGCTTTTTTTCTGCCGTTATAGGTCGGTCGATGCCTGTTTCTGCCGCTCTGGGTGCGGCTCTATAGATTTCCAGAATTCTGTCGTCATTCTGAATTTCAACGAGCCCCTGTGCCGCTCGACCCAAAAGGCGCTGACCCACTTGGTTGGATTACCATGACGACAGACACACAAGACACCCCACTATCGCTCTCCGACATTGCAGCCGAAATCGGCTTCGATCTCGAAGAGATAACCCCGCAGGAACAACCCGCCGCCGAGGAGACCGAAGCCGCGCCAGAAGCGCAGCCAGAGGCCACCGAGACGGAGGACGCCTCAGCGGAAACTGATCTTTCACAGGATACCGACGAAAAGTCTGACGACGACAGCGACGCCGAGTCCGAAGAGGACAAAGACGACGCCGAGCCCGAAGAGGAAAAGAACCCCGTCCCCGAGAAGCTCCTCAAGCGCATCGACAAAATCACGGCCAAGCGCCGCGAGGCCGAAGAACGCGCCGAGACCCTCGAGAGCGAGGTCAGCGAGCTGCGAGCCAAACTCGACGCCACCGTTCCCATCCAGATCACGCCCACCGCGAGCGACCCGCTTGCCGATGTGGAAACGCCCGAGCAACTCGAAGACCGAGTTGCCACCGCGAAGAAAATCCGCGCTTGGGCGATCAAGAATTTGGAAGGCGGCACCGTCCAGAATGCCGCCGGCGAGGATGTCTACTACGAGCCCTCCCAGGTTCGTGAATACCTCGCCACCGCCGACGAGCTCCTCACCGAGCACGCCCCCAAGCGCAAGGAATGGATCTCGCAGCGCGGTGCCGTCATGCACGAAGCCAAGGCCGTCTACCCGGCCCTCTTCAAAGCAGGCACCCCCGAGCACGAAAGCCTCGTAGCCACCCTCAAAGCCCACCCCTACCTCAAAGGTCTCCCTCAACTCGAGATGATCGTAGGCGACGCCATCGAAGGCCAGAAGCTCCGCTTCGCCCGCGCCGAGGCCGCACAGAAAAAAGCCGCAGCGTCCAAGACCGAGTCGAAATCCCCCGTGAAGACCAGCAACCCGCCGAGCCCTGCAAAAGGTGCCCGAGTGCCCGCCCAAGACATAGCGAACCGCGAAGGAGCAAAAAACCTGTTCTCTCGAGGATCCTCGCTCAAGACCGACGACATCGCGGCGTTCCTTGAAGGAGCGCTCTAACCCCCCAAATCCAAACCAACACCCCCCCTTAACACAATGCCCGCAACACTCATCACCTCCCAAACTGGCATCCGCCAGGACCTCTCCGACCTCATCGCGGTCGTAGACGCAAAAACCTGCCCCGTCATCTCGATGGCGAAAAAAGGCGCAGAGCCCATCAACCCCCTCACACAATGGCAAGCCGACGCATTCAATGCGGCAACGGTTCCCGCCGGCGTCCTCTCGAACACCGATGTTTCCTCATCTGATTTCGTCGACAACGCCGCAAACCGCGTGCTCCTCTCGGCCCGCATCCAGAAGTTCCGCGAAGTCCCATCCGTGGACGATCTCGCGCAGCATGTCTCCGAAGTTGCCGGCATCGGCAAAAAGAAGGAGATGGCCCGCGCCGTCAGCAAATCCCTCGAGCAAATGAAGCGCTCGATGGAAGCCGCATTCTGCTCCGACCAAGAAGGCGTCGAGCAATCCGGCGTGACCCCTTACAAGACCCGCGGTCTTGGCAAGTGGATCCAGAACGGCGCTCAGTCCGACCTCCCCGTCAACTCGGCCTACCGCACACCGACTGCGTCGATCAACACGACCGTCACCGCCTCGCTCACCGAGAACAACATCCAAGATATGTTGCAATCCCTCTACGAGCAGACCGGCAAATCCCAGACCTACAGCCTCGTCTGCGGGCCTGCACTCAAGCGCCAGTTCACCGCGTTCACACGCACCCAGTTCGCTTCGACGAATGTCGCCAGCGCCATCCGCGTGTTGAATCAAAAAGACAGCTCCAAAATCGTCAGCTCTGTTGACATTTTTGAAGGAGATTTTGGCACACTCGAGCTCATCCCATCGCTTTTCCTGGCGAAGGACGCGACCGTCAACGCAGCCGCCGTGCAGAACGGCCGCGGCTATGTCCTCGATATGGACATGGTCGAGCTCCGCTACAACCGCAAGCCCCGCTTCCAAGAACTGGAAGACCGTGGCGGTGGCCCACGCGGCATCGTGGACGCGATCTGCGCCCTCTGCGTCAAGAGCCCTCTGGCTCTCGGCAAGTTCGCACCGACAGCCTAATCCAGCCTCCCCCGCATAGGCCCATCGGAGGGGCGCTCACACCCTCCAGAAATCAAAGAGCGCCCCTCCCAATGCGGGACACTTTCCAAAAAAAATGTCCGACCTCGCAGTAGAACTCGAAGCCGATCTTGGTGACCTCGCCCCGATGGTCACTGAGGAACTCCGCACCGGCTGGCACGCCTCCATGGTCAACGCCGAGATGCGCCAGCAGCGGATCAAAGCCGCCAGCGACCGCATCGCCGCAGCACGCAGCACGGTGGACGGCATCGGCCAGCACACCATGTCCGTCGATTTCGATTCCTACATCTACTGGAACAACCTCTACCCCGGTTGCTGGAAGGACAAAGGATTCCGCGAGGAATTCAAAAAAGCCAACCCCCACACCGTCGTCACCACCACCGCCAAGCCGACCATCGTCGTTCAATGAAATCCTCCGCCATTTCAGAAATCATCGGCCTCGTCGAAGAAGCGGAGACCGACGCCGCCAACTACTGGTCGCGGAAAAATCTCAACTACAACCAGCGTTTCTGCCTCTGGCCAGGACAAGACGACACCGGGCGCAAATACTCGTCGAACCTCGGCAAAAACGCCTTCCCGTGGGACGGCGCTTCCGACTCCCGAATTCGCCTCTCCGACATGCTCATCAACGAGCGGGTCCGGTTGATGAAAAACTCCTTCAGCCGCGCCCGTCTCGCCGTCATGCCCACCGAGACCACCGACATCCAAGCCGGCCGCAAAGTGGAGACCGTCATCCAGTGGATCCTCAATTCCCACTGCTCCGCCATGACCAAGCGCGAGATCGAACTCGCCGCAAACATCCGCGAGACCTACGGCCTCGCCGTCATGGGCGTCTTCTGGCGCCGCACCACGCGAAACGAAAAACTCACCTTCACGCTCGAGTCTCTCCAGATGCAATACATGGAGACCGGCGACCCCCAGCTCGCCCTCATCATCGAGGCCATCCTTGATCCCACGCAGGAAGAAGCCGTCGCCCGCGAGATGGATCTCCTGCTCCCAGGCCAAGGCACCGCAGCCAATGTCCGCAAACTCCGCGAGACCGGCGCGTTTGAATACGACTCGCCCTACATCTTCGAGAACCTCCCCGACTGGCAAGCCTACGAGCCTTGGGAGGACATCATCTTCCCGCCCTCCACCTACGACCTCCAGCGGGCACCCTTCATCGCCTGCCGCGAACTCCTCCGCGAGGACGAGCTCCGCGAGCGCGAGGTGACCGAGGACTACGATCCACGCTGGATCGAGGAGGCTGTGAAGCACAAAGGAATCTCCCGCCGCACCGGCCGCAACATGTATAGGATAACCGATACATTCCTGCTCTCCGACGACCGCGACATGATCGAGGTTTGGCGCGTCTACCAGAAAAAGTGGAACGAAAAGATCGGCGCCATGGAGGTCTGGTGCACCCACATTCAGCCCAGCGTCGTGGACCGTGTCGCCAAGTCCGAGGCCATGGGATACGAGCACGGCCAGTATCCATTTATTGAGTTGCCGCTTGAGCGCACCAGCCGCCCGCTCATTGAGGCCCGAGGCGTGCCAGAGCTCGTCGCCACCCAGCAGAGCGAGATCAAGGTGCAGCGCGACTACCGCAGTGATCGCGCCAGTTTGACAATTCTCCCACCGCTCAAAGTCCCCGCCAACCGAGGCAAGATGGAAATCGTCCTCGGCCCCGCCAAGCAGCTCCCAGAGCGTCGCCCCGGCGAATTCCAATGGATGGCCCCTCCGGTGAATGACATGGGCACCATCGAAATCGAAGCCGCCACCCGCCGCGATGTTGATGAGTATTTCGGCATTCCCCGCGCCGACATGGCCCCGCAGCGGGCTCTCCTCGCCCAGCAGGATTTGGTCGATACCTGGCTTGCCGACATGGCCCTCATCCTCGGCCAAACATTTCAGCTCTGTCAGCAATACCTCGACGACATCCAATTCGTCCGAGTCGCCGGCGGCCTGCCCACCCCCTTCCGCGCCAGCCGCCAGGATATCCAAGGCAAATACGACCTCCGCCTCGACTTTGACGCCCGCACGCTCGACTCCGAGGCCCTCAAAATCAAATTGCAAGGGCTCACGCAGCTCATCCCCCTCGACACGCAAGGCGTCATCGACCGCGCCGGTCTGGTCAAATTCCTCTTCGGCTCCATCGACCCAAATCTCGCCGGTCTCCTCATCCGCGACGCGGACGCCGCAAGCCAGCAAGAGATGGACGACGAGCAAGTGCAGTTCACGAAAATTGCCGCCGGCGCCGAGCCCCCACTCAAAAGCGAGGGCCAGAATTTCCAACTCCGCCTGCAAACCCTGCAAAACATCGTGGCGAGCAACCCGGCCATCCAGCAGCGCCTCCAGCAGGATCAAATCTTCGCCGCCATGCTCAACGCCCGCATGGAATCCTTCGCCTTCCAGGTCCAACAACAACAGAACGCCCAAATCGGCCGCGTCGGCGCCCAGCCCGGCCTGCAAAAAGTCGCCGAAGAAATGCAAGGAGGCCCGCAGTGAAATCCATCCCCTACAAAAAAGTCCGCGATGGCGTGATCTCCCGCATGGGCATCGACCCCGACCAGCCGCTCATGGCCTCGCAGGCTTCCGCGCTCGCGGAGTATCTCACCACCGCTGCCGCCACCGCTTGGACATTCTTTGATTGGCCCGAGGTTTATTTGACCGAAGAGCGCACGCCGAATGGCTCGGCTTGGTTTGCTACTGGCTATGTTTACCAATCCGAAGTCGTCGGCACCATTGCCTACTTTGGCCGCGCCCCGTCTAGTTCTGAGACCAGTGACCTTGTTTGGCGCGTCAAGAAAATCACAACCACCGACAGCGGTGATGTGGTCGCGGTCGAGACGGCTGTGGATATCGCGTGGGATGCCCGCGTATCGGCCACCTATGCGGTTTCTACAAATAACGACGCCGAGATTCCCTACATCCTCTTCGACCAGGATAACCTCTCGCCCATCGGCGAGATCATGGCCATCTGGGACGCCGACCCAACGAGCGGAGCCTATGCCCGCAAGGTGCGGTATTTACTCAACGAGGACCGTGTGCTGCTCATCGATGCAACAGGCGAGACCGGCAATGTGTGGGTGCAGTTCCTGCTCCCGCAACCTCGCTTTACGACAGACGATTTTTCCATAGCCACCACCTACGCAGCCGGAGATATCGTGTTCTACAACACCACCGGCGATTGCTACATCGCCCGCCAATCCACCACCGGCAACCTCCCCACCGATTCGGAATACTGGCGTCGCTACCGCATCCCCGCCTTCCTCGCTGATTACCTTAAATTTTACGCACTCGCTGAAACGCTTTCGGAGGACGGCCAGATGGATAAAGCCAACTACCAGTTTGCTCGCGCCGAAGGCATCCTGCAACAGCGCATGGACGACGCCTGGCTGCGCAAAGGCGAGGTCCGACGCTACTCCGCGAGCTTCCAATAATCACCCCTTGACACCCTTCACCATAATTAAATTAACGACATGAGTAACCCCACAATTCAGATCGCCGCCCGTTCCTCCTCAGGCATCGTGCAACCCGTCCAAGCCACTCCTGATGGGGCTCTGCGGACCACCACCGGATTTGCGCTGCCTCTCTACGACAAGTTTGAAATCTTCCGCGTCGGTGCCACGAACAACACTGACTACACGGAATACTCCTTCGCCGGAACCGCAGTCGCTCGCATCAGGATGACTTACTTCGGTGGCGTTCCCGCTACCGACAACGCCCAGCTTAAAACTTCCTTCATCCAATATCCTCCATTCGCGTAAGCATGTCGCAAATCGCCTTCGATCCCCTCACAGGAAACATGGTCAGCACGACCGCCCAGGTGGCGCAGCTCGACTCAGCGGGCCAGATCTCCGGCGCGATGATCCCCGACGATTTCGACGATGTGCAGCGTTTCCCGACCCTCGCCGACTTTCCTTCTGTGGGCGTCGTAGCCCGCATCTATTTTCCAGCAGACACCAACATCCCGCACCGTTGGGATGTTGAGACCCTTTCCTACAAGCCCATCGCCTCCGACACGGACGGCGGTAACTTTTAGGACTAACCCCGCAGTAACAACCCCCCAATACCTCTAAAACATCATGGCTAATACCCTACGCATTAAACGCAGACTCACAGGTGCCTCCGGCGCCCCTACCGGCCTCGCCCTCGGCGAACTCGCACACAGCTTCGTTGACAACAAACTCTACATCGGCAACGGCACCACATCGGTCGTCATCGCCGGTGAAGGCCACTTCGCCACCAGCGCCCAGCTCTCGAGCGAGCAATCCGCCCGCATCGCCGCTGACAGCACTCTCACCACAAACCTCGCCAGCGAGATTTCGCGTGCGACAGCAGCCGAAGGCGTCGTAGCCGCCAACCTGGCGACTGAGATCAGCGACCGCGCAGCAGCCGTTTCAGCGGAAGCCTCCTCCCGCGTTTCTGGCGACAACGCTCTTGACGCTAAAATCACTACCGAGAAAAACCGCGTTGACGCGATCCTCTCCGCTTCCCAGGCTGACAAAGACAGCTTCGCGGAAATCGTCACTCTCATCAACAGCGTTGATGTGGAGAATGATTCGGTTTTTGCCGGTTATGTCTCGAGCAACAATGCTGCCCTCGCAGCCGAAGTGTCGGCTCGCACAAGCGCGGATTCGACGCTGCAAAGCAACATCAATTCCGAGGCTTCAACACGCGCTTCCGCGATCACGACCGTTACCGGTCTTGTCACCAGCGAGGCATCCACTCGCGCCGCAGCGGACTCCACCCTGCAAAGCAACATCGACGCAGAGGCATCGACTCGCAGCTCTGCTGACTCAGCTCTCTCCGGCCGCGTCACCAGCCTTGAGACCACAGCAGCCGCACTCGGCACGATGGCAACTCAGAATGCCAACAATGTCGCCATCACCGGCGGCAGCATCGACGGCATCAGCTTCGACGGCGGCAGCTTCTAAGCTCCCCTCCCTCCCCACAGCGGCGGTGCGGTTCCAACCCGCCCGCCGCTCCACGGGGCCCCTTTCAAACTAAAAACTCCAAACTGAAAACTTAAAATGGCCACGGTCATCCAGCTCCTCCGCTCCACGGTTCCCGGCCGAGTCCCCACCGCCGCGCAAGTGGCGCAAGGCTCCCTCGCCCTCAACCTCCCCGACCGCCGCCTCTACAGCAAAGACCACAACAACGAAGTTTTCCGATTGGCCCGCCCCCGCGACCCCAGCGACTACCAGCTCCTCCACGGGGCAGACGGCAACCACCTCTACCTCGGCCGCCTCGCCTGGGACGACTACCCCGCCACCGGCCCAGCCGAGGACTCCACCGCCTGGACAATTTACCGAATCACCACCAACTCCGCAGGCGATGTCGTCTCGGAGCAATCCGCAGTCGGCGCGTGGTCCAACAAGCAATCTCTCACCTACAGCTAAACCATGATCGCCACACCCATCCTCTCCGGTGCCTCTGGCACAAAGACCCTCGCCGTATTTACGCCGCGCCATAGCTCGCCGCCCGCGACTCTGTTTGCAACGCTCGACACACGCAACTCGGTTGCCGTTTTGGATTTCGACGCCGACAGCATCGAGTCCGCAATCTTCCCGTCGATCATCCCCGAAGCGGCTGACCTCACCAGCGGATTGAGCGTGCAAATCACATGGATGGCGACCACGGCAACCACCGGCAATGTGCGCTGGCGCGTGGCATTGGAGCGCGGAAACACCGATCTCGATGCCGACAGCTTCGACACCGCCGCCGAGGGCAACGGAGCAGCAAACGGCACAAGCGGCATTCCCACCACGACCAGCATCTCGCTTTCCACCCTCGACAGCGTGACAGTCGGTGAGCCTTACCGCCTGCGAATTTCTCGCGTCGGCAGCGATGCCACCAACGACACCATGTTACAGGATGCCGAACTCATCGCCGTCGAAGTAAGGAGCGCGTAATATGGCTTATACCGCAGACGGAACCACACAGTATTTGTCGTTCGACCAACCCGTAACAGAGGTTCCTTTAACCTTTGCGGCTTGGTTTTACCCAACCGCTAACGCGAATGGAAATCTGGTATATGTTGGTTTAGCGTCTACACCCGATCGTATTCAATTATCCATGCGAAACGATAGATTTATTCAATGTTATACCCAATCAGGAGGGTTATTTCCCGCTGCCGTCTCAAGTTCGCAAGCACCATTAAATAATTGGTCGCACGCTTGCGGGGTTGTTGCTTCAAATGCATCAAGAAGAATTTATTTAAATGGAGGAAGTTCAACAATAAACACAGTGTCACTTCCTGCTCAAGGCAGCTTTAATTCCGCACAAATATTTGCCAGAACGGCGTCAAGCAGTGTGGGAACCTTTTTCCAAGGTTCAATTGCCGAAGTCGGCATCTGGTCTGCTGCTCTCACCGCCGCCGAGATCGCCAGCCTCGCCAAAGGAATGACCTGCGACAAGGTGCGCCCGCAGTCTCTCGTTTTCTACGCCCCCCTCGTCCGTGATCTCATCGACCAAAAGGGCGGACTCGCCATCACCAACAATAACGGCGCGACCGTCTCCACCCATCCAAAAATCTACCCATGAGCCTCTACAAAAATACAATCACACTCGAACTTCGCGAACTCCCCGAGAGCTACATCGCCGCACTAATTGCAGCAGGGAACCCGAAAGCCGAGCAATGGCAACCAGCGCCTGCAAAGCCCAGCGAAGATGCAGCGTGGCAAGACGGTCAATGGATCACGCCATCCGCTCCCACCTACACCGCCGAGGAATGGACCGACTCCCAAGGCTACGGCGGCAACCGCTCCACCACGATGCTCTACCAAAAACTCCGCCTCGACGCCTCCTCGAAATCCTCGCCCAAGCTCGTCGCAGTCCAAGGCTGGCTCGACGGCATGATCGCCTCTGGCCTCGCCCCCGCAGCCAGCAACTGGCCCGCCGCACCGCACTCATTCGAGGCAACGCTCACCGAAACACTCACCATCCTCAACTCCTAAAACCATGGCCAACGAACTCAACATCGCCCTCGCAAAATCGGGCCTCACCGTCACCGCCCAACGCTACCAAGCCGGAGCCGCCGTAGGCTCTGCCATTAGCTGCCCCGAAACCGGCAGCACGGGATTTTACAGCGGCAACATGACCGGCACGGCAGGCACATACCAAGTCGCCTTCATCTCCGCCTCCGCCAATGTCGGCAGCGGCAGCATCGTGTGGGACGGCACAGCCGAGGTCGCCAGCAGTGCGCCCACCGTTGTTCAAATCCGCACGGAGATGGACGCCAACAGCACCAAACTCGCCAATCTCGACACAACGGTATCAAGCCGCCTCGCAAGCTCGGCCTACAGCGCCGCGCCGACAACAGCACAAATCGCAACCGCCGTCGAAGGTAGCCTCCTCAACGAAGTAGACGGCCAAGCCGTCCTCAACGCCATCGTTGGGGCAATCGGAAACACCAACCTCAGCGAAGTTTCCATCGTCGCCGCAGTCCGCGCCGACCTCGAGCGCGTCGGTGGCAAAATCGACAGCATCCCAGCCGCACCTACAGCCGCCCAGATCCGCAGCGAAATGGACAGCAACTCCACAAAACTGGCCAACCTCGACGCAACCGTCTCAAGCCGCCTCGCGCCATCCGGCACCCTCGCCACGGTCACCACGCTGACCAACGCGCCAACCGTGCCAACCGCCGCTTCAATCCGCGCCGAGATCGACAGCAACAGCACGCAGCTCGCAGCCATCAAGGCAAAGACAGACCTACTCCCCGCCTCGCCAGCAGCGACCGGAGACATCCCGAGCGCCAACATTACCGCCATCAAGGCTAAAACAGACCTCCTCGAAACGACCCGTTTGGCGCAATGCTCGACGGTCTCGACCACCGGAGCCCAGCTCGCTGCCGCCCTCAGCTAATGGACACCCACCAAGCCACCGCCTCGTTCACCGGCCTCCTCGCTACGGCGAGCGGCATCACGCTCTCCATGCTCCCCGAGCTTGAGGCGTGGCTGCGTATCGCCTCTCTGGTCATCGGCTGCCTGGTCGGTCTCGCCTCCCTCTACGCCATCCTCAAAAACAGAAAAACACCCCATGAATAAAATCCTCTCGCACCTTAAACAACCGTCCACATTTCGCGGCCTCGCCGTCCTCGGCGGCCTCGCCGGATTGAGCCTCTCTCCCCAACACTGGGAAAGTATCGGCAGCGCCGTGGCGGCGGTCATAGCCCTCATCGAGATTTTCCGCAACGAGAAATGAGTAGCCCCGCTCAGATTGCCACCACCGGCCTGCTGATCGGCTACATCTTCCTGACGATCTCCTTCCTCTCCGGTTGCAGCACCCTCGGCATTTCTCTCGAAACCGACTACGGCAGGTTTTCTTACACCCTCCCCGAAATCCCCGCGCTCAAAGACAAGTGAGGCACTAACTCCCCATGCTCCCCCCGAGCCGCCCACAGCAAGCCAAATCCAAGACGCAAGCCCTGCTCACCAAGGCCCGCGTCGCCGATGAAGTCGCGCTGGTGGGTATTCGAGGCTACTACCGCGACAGCATGGGAGTGCCAGGCGAAAACGACCGAGGCATCTACGACGACGCGATTTTTCTCATCAGCCCAAACGCCTACGCCACCTTCAACGCCAACACCGATCCGAGCGTGAAACGCCAAGGCATCGCTGTCCTCAAGCCCGGCGTGCACCGCTACCGCAAAGGCAAGCACGGCCTCAGCAAGCCCGGCGGCGGCTACCCCGCGCTGCGGCCTGCAACGCCTAGCGAACAACTCCCCGTCCACCGCGACGACGAAGGCGACTCCATGGGCATCGCCATCAACATCCACAAAGGCGGCACCCGCACCACCAGCAGCGAAGGCTGCCAGACGATCCACCCCAGCCAATGGGAGGCGTTTGTTTCCTTGGCCTACTCCGAGATGGACCGCGCCGGGCAGAAGACCATCCCTTACCTACTCGTCGAGGAGGAAGCATGAGCCGCCTTCGCAAACCCAAAACCTCCCCACCGAAAGACCGCGAAGCCATCATGCTCCAGGTGCGTGACCTCTTGGCCGAGCATTTCGATGTCGGCCTCTGCATCGTCTCATGGGAAGCGGAGGGCGAGACTTTCTACATGGATCTAAAATTCGGCAACGACTACGCCGCCCGCGCCCTCTGCCGCGAAGCCGAAGACATGCTGTGGCCCTACGAGGAGGACGAGGAGGACGACGACGAATGAAAACCAACAAACTGCAAAACATCGTTCACGCAAGCCAAGTCACCGCCGCACAGAACGAAGCCGCACAAGCCCGCTCGCAGCTCGAAGCCGAGCGCCGCGCCCATTCCGAGACCGTCAAAGCTCTGGAGCGTTCGCGTTTTGCCAAGGTTCCCAAAAAGATCACTCCCACCACCTCCAAAGCCGGAACCGGTGACATTGTGGAAGTCATCTTCAGTGATGTTCACGGCAACAAGCACGACCCCGCCGCGATGGCTGCTTTCCTCGGCGATCTCAAATCCCTTAATCCCGACCGCCTCATCATCGGCGGCGATTACATCGACTGCGGCGGCTTCCTCGCCGAGCACCACACGCTCGGCTATGTCGCCGAGACCGAAGATTCCTACGAAGACGACATCGCCGTTGCCAACAGCCTCCTCGACCAAATCCTCGCCGCCGCCTCACCCTCCGAAGTGCATTACATCGAAGGCAACCACGAATGGCGCGTCGAGCGCTGGGCGCTCACCCAACGCCTCGCTCACCACAAAGACA